ATGAATTGGATATACAAAATAATCTTTGAAATCATTGCTACGGCAATCTATATGTTCGTACTATTTCCATGTTGGATAGTACTGTGCATCTTTTTTATGTTACTAACAGTATTAGCACTACCTTTGAAAATTCCAACCATAAATAAAATGGTTATCAAGTTTTTGGAACGATAAAAAATAACATGGTATAATCCATATTATGGTGATCACTACCTCAACGTGATAATTATAATTCTACATCAAAAAGTAATCCCCAACATGGGGATCTTTTTGCGTTGAGAAAAAATGGAAAATGTTAAACAAAGGAATGTTATGAAAGAAAAGAAAACTATTAGTGTTGGGGTGAGATTAAGTCCTACACAAGAAGAAATACTAAAATCACTTATAGTGTGTGGTAAGGCTACAACGATGAGTTCAGCCATTCAGTATCTGATACAGCAATATGGGATTTTAGATAGTAAGTAAGGGTTTGGTACTTTCACTTTAGAAAGGTACTAACAGTACTTCAGGATGAAGTACTTAGTTTCAAGGATGAAATATGGAAAAGGAAAAAAGAAATGACCTAAAGGGTCAGGAATTACCACATGTAAAACAAGCACTACGAGTATGGAATAATTTTCACTCAAGAGTACGTAATAACATCAATTACAGTACTGTTACCATCTGCGATGACTGGTATCGGTTTAGTGATTTTTATTATTGGTATGTTGAAAATGTTGTTGATGGTTGGCATTTAGATAAAGACATATTAGGAGGTAATGAGTACAGCCCAAGTAACTGCATCTTTGTACCGAGAGAAGTAAATCAATTGTTCCGTAAAGTACCAACATCATTATCAACCGGTGTTGTCGTTAATCATAAGGGCTATCAAGCACAAGCAACATTTGATAAGAAAGTACATAAGTTTGGGACATACCCAACGATAGAAGAAGCTCATGCTGCTTATGTTGTTGAGCGTAAATCATATATCTATAAAATATCGCAGCAGTATAAAGCATTTCCAAAACTTAGTGCGGTACTATTACAAAAATCAAAATAACGAAATGGCCTGAGTACTGGAAATACTACAGGCCAATATTAACATCTATCATAGGGGTATTTATTATGACAAAAAAGAAAGAGCCGCATGAAATAAAGAAACGTGGACGAAAACCAAAAAAACACGATAATGCAGAATTACAAGATCATCTAAGGGGAGTACGCCATCTCAATCAACTTACAGATGAAGCACGTAGAGTAATATCAAACTCTGTTAAAAGTTACTTTGAAAAGAACAAGAAACGTAAGACTTTCTCAAACAAGAATATGCTACTTCTGGTTACATCGACTCGATACATCACAGATGAAGCGATAAAGAACAATATCGAGTACTTTGATGCCTTTACACTCAATGAGTACGGCGATTCCTCAGTACGAGATTATAAGATGGTCACGATTGCTATATGTGAAGGCCTGAATGCGATTCTAAGTAGTGGTAAGCCGGTAAGAAGTGATACACCAGAGGGAGCACAGTACTTAACTGGTGAAGAAGCATATCAACTACGTATGGCTTTAGATGGTGGCTGTACTAAGGCAGACCTACTAAAGGTTATAGCTACAATTTATCCCGAATTAAGACATTCTAAGTAGTGTTTTAATAACGGTTCAAATGTCGTAATTAAGGTTAAATGTGGTTTTTATGGGGTTGATTAGTGTTGCTTGCACTAGATATAGTATCTATATGAGTTAAAACACACTGTATATGGGTTGCCCAGAATTTCGACACCATAATTAGAAATTATTAAGACCTCTTGTACTACGTCCAAATCGGTCTTTGAGTGCCTACACTCCCTGCGGTCGTATAGTCACTGAAAAACAAATTAAACCGAACCTTGCGTTTTTTCTCGCTAGTACTCGAAAAGAACTAAGGGATTTACTCGCTTTCGCTCAGACAAGTAACAGTACTGACAAAAGAAGAACTCAAAGTGATTTGGTAAGTATTCGTGAGTAACTACGTGGTCGTAAACTCCCTTGTCGGGGCGTTCGGCTGTTAAAGCCTCACATAATTACTTTCTAAGTACTGGCAAAGTAATTGATCAAATTATTAGTGAGTTGCCCACGCAGTCCCAACCGCGAACCGTGGATCGACCGAACCCAGATTGTTGCATACGATTTACATAATCGTTCCTTGCAAGTAGATATATTAATTTGAACAACAGAAGCAGTCTTAGCTTTCTATCTAAGCTGTAAGGTTGCTTATCTGATACTTGAACAATTACAGGCATTTGGAGTACTATTAGCAATACATTCTGTTTAGAGATATTGATTCATATGTACAATTCAGGCAAGGAATATGAAGAACTAGTACGGGATATCCAGCGGTCACTTATTGCAGCTGAGAATATACCAAGCCTCAATAATATTAACATTGAGAAGAATAAAAAGATTAAAGATCGTTCAGGTATTGAAAGGGAATTTGATATCTATTGGGAATTTGAGTTAGGGGGTAATATCTATAGATCAGTGATAGAGTGTAAAGATTATTCAACACCAGTATCTATTGAAAAAATTGATGCATATATTGGTAAAACTTCAGACATCCCAGGTCTTAAGCTAATTTATGCTACACGGACAGGATATCAGAGTGGTGCAAAGATAAAAGCTGAACAGCACAATATACAGTTGCTTGTTATACGTGGTCAGCAAGAGTCCGATTGGATTACTGAAGATGGTGAGCCATTGTTAAAAACAATTCATATGAATATAATTGCACGGACATTACCAGAAATTAAAAATTTTAATGTGCGTGTTGATGGTGCATGGTTTAACTCTCAGAGCGACTATAAAGAAGATGATTTCCAAAATATATTTAAAGGAAAGATGAACAATGAGGTCTTCATCAATGATGTTCAAAACAATGTGAAATATACTATACATGATATACCAAACAGGATTTTCAGTTTGAGTAAAGAACTGAAATATGGCCCTGGTGAATATTTTGAAAAATTCAATGATGGTTGGCTCGAGGGTTTAGATAGTAAGGTGCGATTTAAAATTACAGAATACCATTGTGATTACGTTTATCGAGAACCTATAGCTAGTACATCCATTATAGATTTTTCAGAACAAATTAAAGCTATAGTCGAGGATTTTCAGTCGGGCAAGAAAAAATGGGTTATGAATGATGGTAGTGTTAAATAGTGATGGGATAAGATACTTTTAATACATAACCATAAGAGAACCAAAAGATGAGTACTTTAATGAAGCCATTGTAAATACGTATATTGAAGTATTAATTATAGCGGTGAAGATTGTCCACCGCTTGTTGAACTATGTGAACTCTAATTAGAGAAATGGAAAAGATTATTCATGTCCTTTTTAAGTGTTTCATGCGTGTTAATTAAACCTTTAAAAGTGTCAACTAATACTTTTCCATAGTTCATGTTGTAATGATATCGCTCAGATATATCATTTATATCAAAATTTATTGCTTCCTTTAAAGTGCTCAGAGCCATTTGATTGCTGAAAAAATAATTTTTAAAAATGGTTGCATCCTTTGGTGATACCTTCCAAAAAGTAAGCGATTGCAACTCATTTTTTAATGAAGTTAGCTTTATTTGTAGTTGATCGATAACTTCTTTTTCTGTCCTCACTAAGTAAGCGAAGTCTTTTGGCTCAAAATCAGGATCTGTATTGTTGAGACTGCGTACATTTTCATATGTTTTTAACATTTCTAACGAAAAAAGATCGCAATTAGTCCAGAACTTAGTAACTTGATTTAATGCATTTTCCTTTATTTTAGTTTGAAACCAATTTTTAGCGTTCCATGCTGCATATAGGGCTGCCCCTGCCATAATTAGATTGGCGATAGAACTAACCCAATCACTAATAGATCCCCATTCCAATTGGCTACCTCCATGAAAAAGTACTTTAACCAACACCAATATTGCTACACATAGAAGTACGATAACTGTGGATGCAAGTATTCTATTTGTTATTTTAATATTCACATGAAGTACTCGAAACTCAACCAATAATGATGGATGTTAACATTTGGGAAAGTGAATCGTAAATATTAATTTTCTGTACCCATCAGTGCTACTTAAATTTAACTTAAGGTTAGTTATAATTATGGTGTTGATAATGATCACAAATTATATGAAAAAATTGCTCTCTCTCCTGAGATCCCGATAACATAAGACATTACATATCAGCATCATACAACAAAGGATTAGAAATGAACCGGAAGCAATTCATCCAGTCGCACGGAGCTACTTGCAGTAACTGGACGTGGAGTTGGTCATTTGTTAACCATGAAAAGAAGATGGTCATCTTTGGGTCATGGGATGTTGAGAGTGAACAAGAGCGGTCAGTCATTCTTCGAGAGCGTTGGGAGTACAACTCAAACAACAAAAAACAACTGGGATACACCCAGGCACTGGAACACGTCAGGTTAGTCCATGAAGGCTACGAACTTTACACCTTCAATATGGTTTTCGCAGAACACCCGGATAACCCTGAAATTGCAGTTATCAAGGATTTTGAGCGTAAATTAAACAAGCGATATCTGCGTAAAGAAGGCGTTGTTTGGTATGCAGACTTCTTACCTAATCCATTCCCTGATGAAATTCCTTCAGGAGAGAGTTTTGTTGAAGGTGCAAAGACTCAAGTAACAGTGAACTACTACGAACGCGATCCAAAGGCCAGACAAGCCTGCATCCAACATCACGGTACTACCTGTAAATGCTGTGGTTTCGATTTTGAGAAGGTCTATGGTACACATGGCCGTGGATTCATTCATGTACATCACATCAAGCCGCTTCATACGATTGGGGAAAACTATGTGGTCAACCCCGTAACAGATATGGTCCCATTATGTCCAAATTGCCATGCAATGGTACATCGTGGGAGCAAAGTACTTTCAATTGCAGACTTGAAAGAGAAAATGACCTTTTGGAGCGAGTAAATGGATTTATCACAATTGAGTAACGTCGAATTGATGCAACTGAATCAGTTGACGCTTGATGAGTTAGAACGACGAGAGGTTATCAGAACCAGAAACAATCCTATCAGTGAGTACACTGAATGGCTGGTTGCGGATAAGATGCAAATGGTACTGGCTGCACCTAGTACTAAAGGGTATGACGCTACAACGATTGATGATCGAAAAATTCAGATTAAGTCTCGTAAGAATAATTTAAAAAACAAATCATTAATTCTTGGGATTATCAGAAATTATGATCTGAACCAATTCGATGAGCTCATTGCCGTAATATATAACCATGATTTCTCAATTCGTTATGCTGTATCCATACCACATGAATTAGTGAAGGAATATGGTTTTTATAATGAGCACCAGAATGGTTACACTTTAAGAATCAGCAATTTATTACTTAACGATCCACGTGTAACAGACATCATTGAATTTATTGATCCAGACACTGAACGTTCAAAGGAAGAGATCACGGTGAAGCCAGATTCAAACACTATCCGGGATCTACAGACAATAGGAATGCAGACATTTATTGAGTACTATCAGTATGTTGAAAGTGGTATGAACACAACTGATCTTGTTGAAAAGATGGTAACTGACCATCCAGAATGGAAGGAAAGTACTGCAAGAACAAAGGCATCTTCAATGCGAAGAGTATTCAAGAATGGCGACAACGTTGAAGCACTAAAAATCATCTATAAGTCGAATCACTCAGCAATAACGGATGAGATTAAGAGTAAACTTATGACGCTTTGTGAACCGCTCCGGTTTTCCTGGAGAGTATTTTGCCTGAGTGATCAGGCTGCCACATCCCGGTCATTCAGCGAAGCGTAATAGGCTTTTTCTGCCTCCACTGGCGGGATATATCCGGTCCGTTCCATCAATCGGTGATTATTGTACCAGTCCACCCATTTCAGCGTAGCCAGCTCAACATCCTGTCGGGTTTTCCAGCTTTGCCTGTGGATCACCTCCGCTTTGTACAACCCGTTGATACTTTCTGCCATCGCATTGTCATATGAGTCGCCCGTGCTGCCTGTTGAAGCCAGCAGCTCCGCGTCCTGCAGCCGTTGCGTGTACGCCAGTGACACATATTGCGAACCTTTGTCGCTGTGATGGATGGTACCGCTCGGGCGTCTGGCCCACAGCGCCTGCTCCAGTGCATCCAGCACGAACGACGTTTCCATCGTGGATGAGACCCGCCAGCCCACGATAACACCGGCGAACACATCAATGATGAAGGCCACATATGCGAACCCCTGCCAGGTGCTGAGTAGAGTAAGAGGCAGGGCGTAGTCGGACTATTTCCCTGCCTCTCCTCCCCGAACCGGACGTGCACCTTTCAGCGCATCCGGCTCTCCATTTAAATGCTGGCGAACGCCATTGCCACTTCTGTAAAGCGCGATGTATACGTGTTTCTGGTCTCCGTCCTCAGATAGGGATTACCTTCGGGTAGCCGCCAGCGGAACAGCTTCTTGCCTTGCCCCACCAACCGGTACAGTATTTCGCCGCTGAGCTTGCCGTGATTGGTTTTACCAAATAAAACCCACGTTTTGCTCTGACCCGGTTTCGGTGATTTACACCACCACCTCATCAGGGAAGCGATACCTGTACGGTATTTGCGGGCCAGCCAGTGAGCCAGCTTCCAGAACACGACACGGTCGATATAACTGAAGACTTTGGCCTTAAAATCAACGAACTGATAGAACATGGCCCAGCCTTTCAGTTTTCGGTTGAGTTGTTCAGCCATATCGACTTTGCTTTCACTGTAGTTGCCTGATAACAGTGCTGTCAGCGATGCGGCGAAGTTTCTGGCTTTCTCCTGCGGGATCGTTGAGACCACTCGCATCTCGCCATAACGACTGCGTTTGCGAATGATCCTGTGCCCCAGAAAGATAAAGCCGTCATTAACATGGGTGATTTTAGTCTTATCCATGTTCAGCCTGAGTTTCAGACTGCCTTCGAGCACACCCCGACACTCCTCCCTGATGGCTTCCGCCTGTGCTTTGGTGCCTTTGACGATGAGGACAAAATCATCGGCATAGCGGCAGTACGCCACCGCGGGTTTCCACTGCCAGTTTTCTCTGACCGCCGTACTTCGGCCCCGTTGGATACTGTTATTCCAGTACCACCGATCTTTTCTGGCTTTCCCGCTCAGGTAGCGCTCATGCAGGTATTGATCGAACTCATTCAGCATGATGTTCGATAATAGCGGCGATATAACACCGCCCTGTGGCACACCTTCACTGGCCGCCCGAAAGAGACCGACATCGATATGTCCCGCCTTGATGGTTTTCCACAGCAGAGTCATGAAACGTGCGTCACTGATCCTGCGGCGTACAGCCTTCATCAGCAGTCGATGATGTACGGTGTCGAAGTAACTGGACAGGTCGCCTTCAATCACCCAGCGTCCCCGGGTTTCACCACAGTCTGTGAGCTGTAATTTCACCGTGCGGATCGCGTGGTGGACACTGCGCTCAGGCCGGAAGCCATATGAGAGCGTATGAAAATCACTCTCCCATATCGGCTCCATCGCCATCAGCATGGCCCGCTGAACAATACGATCCCGCAACGCGGGGATACCCAGTGGTCGCAGTTTGCCGTTGCTTTTAGGGATGTAAACCCGTCTGGCGGGCAAGGGCTGGTAGTGGCCTGAGAGTAATTCATCCCTGAGGATTTGCAGCTCAACAGCCAGTCTGGCCTGTAGCATTGTTTTGTTCACGCCATCAACGCCGGGGGTATGGGCCCCCTTTGATGAAAGCGTGATCCGCGCCGCTTCAGCCAGCCATTCTGGTTGTGTTATCAGACGCAGCAGCCGTTGAATCCGTAGGGACGGATCGGTGACTGCCCATGTGGCAAGCTTGCGTTGCATTTCGCTGATTATCAAAGGTCTTCACCTCGTTAGGTCAGTTAATTCACGTCGCAAACACATTCAAACTGCTTCCCTTCGCCATGTAATGGGCTTTCCCCATCGCGGACTACTACGGAAGCTCCGCCAGCCAGCGCGTCATCGGAGCCATGCCCCCTTAACATCCGTCGCTGACCTTCCCCGGTTTACCTGCCTGGACTCAGGCATACTGAGGAGGCTGCCCGTCGCACTCTTTATCCTTGCTTGCCGCAAGTTGGCAGAAGTCAGCAACGCAAGCGTGATAGACGCTGCTGCCCCGGTGTTTCGCATACATGTCAAAACACCTTCGACCGGCAGTGCTTACGTATCACTGCCAGTTCCTCCTGCACGGCCTGTCAGATCACGTAGGCCGTGGTGACGTTTTCAACCCACAGAGGCGGATTAACGGGTTCATGTTCTTCAGCCTTTCAGTACTTAACCTTGAGGATCATCTCGGCTTAGTGATCTCGCCTCAATCCCCGTTGTCAGCGGGTTACATCACCCTGCGGGCATGCCGCAGGTCACTGCCGCTCAGGTTCTCCACCGTCACACCCGGTGGGATTGTTGGGTTTCTCATCGTGAGTTACCGGTTCAATATTCCAGACAGACTCGCGGTTCATTTAAGCATCCATGCCCGCCCTGAACTCCGGGCACACCGTAGGTAAAATCGGCCACCCAAAGACTATCGGGCCGTTCAGCCACGAACTGCCGGTTCACCCGATCCTGCGGTGTTTCGGCTTTGTTGCTGCGGGTGGTTCTGACACTTTTGCCGCGTGTCACCCCACGTAGCTGCAGGGCTTTCATCAGGCGCTCAATGGTGCAGCGGGCAACGCCGACACCTTCACGTTTTAGCTGTCGCCAGACCTTACGCACACCGTAAACGCTGTAGTTTTCTTCGTATACGCGCTGTATCTCAGGTATCAGCACGGCATCGCGTTTATCCCGACTACTGCGTCGTTCAGGACACTTCCGGCGTTGCTGATGCCAGTAGTACGTTGACGGAGCAATATCCAGCTCATGACAGACTGGCCCGACCCCGTGTTCACCGCTCAGATTTTCCAGAAGCGGCATTATTTTTTCCAGTGGCGGTCGAGCTCCGCCTGGGCAAAATACGCTGAAGCCTGACGCAGAATATCATTGCTGCGGCGCAGCTCGCGGACTTCCCGCTCCAGTTCTTTCAGACGCTGGCGTTCGCTGGCAGTCAGCGCATTCTGCTCATCATCAACGGGCTCCTGCTGACGGATCCAGATACGCAATGTCTCGGGAGTGCAGCCGATCTTAGGGGCAATGGAGCAGATAGCGGCCCATTGTGAGTTGTAGGTATTCTGGTTTTCCAGAACCATACGAATAGCGCGTTGACGAACTTCAGGGGGAAATCGGTTATGTTTTGTCATCCTGGTTACCTCTCTCAAAGAGTGTAGTCTCCAGGATTACCGGGGCGGTTCATTGGGATAAATGAACAAAGTTTTGGTTATATTTTTGATGCAAAAAGATATAATTGTAGTACTTCCACCTTTCGCATTTGGGTAGGTTTGTTTGGGCGATTGGTGGAAGTGCTATCAAAACGGTAATTCTCCCTGCCCAGAGAACCAACCATCTTCTTCATGCTGCTTATAGACGGCATTCTCAGTACTCAGATAATGCAAGCCTTCCAGTACTGAACTTAGCGGCGTTTCCAGTATGAACACGAAGCAATCACGCTCAATCGTGCCTAACCAGTATGTACCTTGCTGGTTCTGAAAGAAAACACGATCCCCATATGAAAACTCATCAAGACTGTATCCCCAATAGCAGACCTTAGCCCATTGGCCTAAATGCTCAAACTGCTGAACCCCGTGTTTGATTGCCGGATCAAAACCATTCTTGCCCATGATATGCCCTCCACATGAATACTGGTTATTTATACAGTATCGCATCACATTTCGCACAGATCCAGCCGTGAAAATCACTAACCACTAAAAATGGTAGGAAAGGTTATACCGATCGATAATGAGTTGACTGATAGTCAAGACCGATCAATTATCAATCAGTTATGACAACTGAGAGATCAACATGAAACTCGAACATTGGGCAGTTCCTATTACGTCTTTGGACGGTATGTTACTCGGCGTAGAGCTGGAAACCCGTGTACTGATAAACGGTTGCCGGGTACTGATGGGGGCAGGAAAGGAAAGTGAATACATTCGTCACGTGGTCTATCAGAACCAGTTAAGAATGATTCAGGGCAAAGCCGCATGGTTCAAAGAAAAGGGGGTGTTGTGCGTGCTCAGTACTGGCACAGGTACACGCTATGAAGATCTACCATTCATACGGTACATGGCTGCTGAACCGCTGCTAACGGACGGTTACGACTTAGTTCGACTAAATAGACGGTTCACTGAGGAATACATAGAGCGGTTGATCTTCCCGGTACTCATTAAGAACATCATGCAGTACTGCGACAAGGTGATCGTACAAGTCAGCAGCAACCGAAATCACAGGATTTTACGAGAGTCGGGCATATGGGCAGTACAGGGAGAGTACAGGCCAATCCGCTTTGAACAATGCGAACAACTTCTATAGGGATATAACAATGAAAATACTAATCGTCATGTTGGTAGTACTGCTCACAGGCTGCGGCACCGTACATCATTCATTCATGGATAAAGCCTTGGTCGGTAACGTTGATAACAAAGCTATAATAGTACTGTTTGATACAGGTACACGTAACGGGGTGAAGTACTACCGTCCTCAGTTCCAGAGTGATTGTGGCCGCACCTACAATCCGATCTATCAGGTGGACAATGGCAGTACTACATGCCATATACGAGAGGAAAGAATTAAAAAAATGCATCAATATAGATAATAAACAAAAATCAAAGAGATAGAATTATTAAATTATTAAATTATTAAATTATTAAATTATTAAATTATTAAATTATTAAATTATTAAGTGTATGTGGCATGATGAAAAATTAAATAATATATAATACCCTCATGCTGTTATTGATAAAACAGCATGAGAATATATATTTCAACGTAGCATGGCTAATGTTCTGGAAATTCTTATTATATCCTTCTCAATATCATCTAAAACAGGAGTTGAGTTTCTGCTTCGCTCTGCAATTTCTTGCAAAATATATCTATTTAAATGGTTGTTAACATTTTTAGGGTCAAGGTTTTCTGGTGTGGGAACAACACAGCACTGCCAATAAAAAATCTCATCTTCAAAATGATTTAGCCATTTAGAATGATATTTTTCTTTCGATTTTTTCTTGTTAAGGACATAAATGCTAGCCGCAGCTACCACATCCGCAATTTGTATACCATGCGTGACTTTAGAATCAGAAAGAATCATTGGCTCAGATAGCTTAAATGTGATCGGGATTTTTTTATCATGAAAAGTCTCGAACACAATCTCATCATTGCCTATCATCTCATTGAATGAGTCCTGATGAGTAATTAATGGTTTTGAGCTGTCGCATATAGCTCTCAATGTACCAAACTTACTACTCATATCGCACAGGAGATTATAAAGAGAAGTCGTTGTCAAATCTAATAACCACTTATCAATCCCAGTACCCTCAAGGCCTTCATATTCTTCTTCAATTATAGAGATGTTATTCTTGGCGAAATCATGAATGTCCATCATAATTTCAGAATTTTTAGAACCAACAACTGGTTCGATAAAACTATTAACCAATATTTTACCTCGTGAAAAATCTTCAAATCGCGAATGTAATAGTTCTGAATATTCATCCTTAGCTATTAAAGAAAAATACATTATATTTGAGATGAATAGGTGAAATTTAAGGTTGTAAAAAATTGAGCTTTTAGCTGCTAATACTGGCTCAAAAATATATTCGAAGAATTTTCCTGAGAGGGCATATTTTTTTTCGTTTACAACCACACGCATACGACCACGGAAATGATTAAGTATTTCATCTACGGCTGGTTGAAATCTCTTGCTATTTACGAGAGTGCTACCTTTTAGCTCTTCGGCTGCGATCGAGTACTTGTTTATTATATAATCAACAAACTGTTTACTTTCCTCATCATCAGTCACGACTGCTGCGTAACTAAAAAAAGGCTGATCTTTTGAAAGTAAGTTATTACCAGTGAATCCTGATTCATCGAAATATACATTCTTTACCAATTTGGTCATTCCTTTATGAGCTACAATGTGCATGTGCTATTAATATAACATTGTAATAATGCTAATGTAAAATAGAATGTAAGTATTTTTAAGCAAGCTAATTAAGTTAAATTACTAATTAAGGTACTCCGGCAGCCCAGCTTAGAACGCGAGTTTTCGGCACCGGATTCTTTAAGTTATGTGTGAAGTTTAGATAGCTTCCCGCACCGCACTTAGCAAAGTACAACACCTATTTCATTTAACGCACAATCGCAATGACGGTTTGTCGGACATTCGCATAATTTGAATACTGCATAAGATCCTTTAAGGGTATCGGTTACATACTTGTCCATTTCTTCAACTACAGATGATGAGCAATATAAATGAAAACCAACACAGAAAGAATTTCGCATCGGATACTTACATTCTTGTATAGAGTTGAGTTTCAAATGGTCTGCTTGCAATCCTCTTTTTAAGGCAGATGAACGCTTAGTACATTTCAGCTCAATAAAGATATAGTCTTCAAAAAGGGTATCTTTTTCTCTCATTATTATATCGATTTTTGAGAGCTTGCTTGCAGGGAAATTATTAGGGGCAAGAAAAGCTGTAACTTCACGTTTAACTTCATATTTTCTTTTTTTGTTAAGGAAGTGCTCAAATTCAATTTGTAGCCATTTTTCCCAATCATTAGTTTCATTACTGACGAAGGAATACAGACGCCTCTTTATATCTTCATTCTTTAGGAAGCTATTCAGTAACTTTACCAGCAAAGAAAAATCATTGTTGCGGTCTGACATAGTGATCTCAATAAATAAAAATAAAAAGGATAAAAAGGATAAAAAGGATGAAGATATCTATTAGGACATTAGCGAAACAATACGGTTACGATGAATCTACAGTACGTACTTGGATTGAGAAAGGTATGCCTACAGATACCGAACAAAACTCAAGAGTATGGATTGTTGAACATGTATTGAAGCCATTGAGAGATACTAATACAAAAGAACAAATCGAACAAGAAAGATTGAAGAAACTATCAGCCGAACGCCAACTGGCAGAACTTGAATTAGCTGAAAAGAACGGTGAAGTACTGCAAACCTCATACGTAGAGCAAGTACTGACAGAATATCTGTTTCAAGTTAAAACCGCAATGCGTGCGATACCATCCAAAACATACCTAGAGTTATTTGCACAGAATGATGCAAAAGATCTACGAGACATATTAAAAGAAAATATTGATAAGACTTTACTCCAGCTTGGAAGCATGGAATTTGAGTTACCCACGGATGAAGAACTAAATGGACAACAAGAAGAAACTAACGAGGTTATTGAAGAAAGTACTACCGACATTACAACCACCGAAGATACAGAAAACCAGCGAATGGATCAGTAACGGTGTAGTGAAATTTGTTGATGGGCCGAATATGGGGCTTGATTGGCTTCCATTTAGTTTTCAAAAAGAACCGATGGATATAGCTCAGGATAGAAGTACTAAAAAGATAGTACTTCAGTCATGCAGCCAGCTTTTAAAAACGACAGTACTACAATCAATTGCATTTAATCTAATGGCTAATGATCCCTGTAACTTTGCTTTTGGTAATAGTTCGGAATCTGAAGTGAAGAAGTTCAAAGATGGTAAGTTTTTACCAGCTATTGAAACCAGTTCAGTACTGAAGCCATTAGTAACAGATAAGAATGATAAAAACGCCGCCAATAACTCGAAACAAACACAGATGATCAACGGCACGTTTATCTATTGGCTAAACCTTAATACACCAGGAAACCTACGCGGTATTACAACACGTGTTGTTCTGTTGGATGAAGTCAGTACCTGTGAGATTACTGATGAAGGAAATCCAATTAAACTGGCTGAAGCACGTACCAGTACTTTCGGCAGTGATTCACTAGTCGTTGTATCTTCTACGCCATTGTATAAAGACGACTTAATCAATGCTGAATATAACCTTTCAGATAAGCGACGGTACTATGTTACTCATACATGCGGTCATGAATATACTTTCGAATGGGAACAAGTAGCATTTGAATTTAAAACATGATCTTGACCCTCCATCTCCGAACAGCTTTTGTATCTTAAGTTAACGATGTCCGCTGCCGCCGGTATTCCCTCGGGGAGTGATATCCCAGCGCGCTGTGCGGGTGGTTTTCATTGTAATGCGTGAACGCTACTGCAAGGTTTCGCAGTGCTGTTCTCACATCCGGTTTTGGCATGAACGCGATATAGTCTTCTTTCATCGTTTTCACGAACCGTTCGGCCATGCCATTACTCTGCGGGCTGCTCACCGCTGTTGTGCAGGGCTCCAGATTCAGCTCTCTCGCGAACCTCCGCGTTTCATACGCGGTATACGCTGAACCGTTATCCGTCAGCCACTGCACCGCTGTGTCGGGCAACCTGTCGCCGAAGCGCTTTTCCACCGACCTCAGCATCACATCCTGCACGGTCGAACTGTCATAGCCTCCCGTGCTTGCTGCCCAGTCTATGGCCTCACGGTCGCAGCAGTCCAGCGCGAACGTTACCCGCAGTTTTTCGCCGTTGTCGCAGCCGAACTCGAAGCCATCTGAACACCAGCGCATATCGCTTTCTGCCACCGCTATCTTGCCCTTATGTTCAAGCTTCGGTCGCTCTGGTTTGTGATGCAACAACAACAGGTTATGCTCGCTCATTATCCTGTAAAGCCGTTTGGCATTCACAGGTGGCTGTCCCTCTGTGCGACGTTGCTTGCGCAGGATGCCCCACACGCGTCGATAACCATAACTCGGCATATCGCTGATAATGTTGAGGATAGCCGACAGTATTTCTGCGTCTGCTTCTTCATTACGCCGGTTACAGCGCCTGTCCTGCCAGTCGGCAGAACGGTTAATCCGCAGTGACAGTTGCGCACGCGACACGCCCATGGTCCGGCTGACCATGGCTATTCCCCGTCCTTTGGCAACAAGGGCGCGTGCGCTATCCATTTTCGCGACTGACCGTACTCCACGGCTTCTTTCAGGATCTCAACTTCCATCGTCTTCTTGCCCAGAAGGCGCTGAAGCTTCCGGACCTGCTTCAGAGCAGCAGTAAGCTCAGAAGCAGGAACGACTTCCTCTCCAGCCGCAACGGCGGTGAGGCTGCCTTCCTGATATTGCTTCTTCCACTTAAACAGCAGGCTGGGCTGGATACCATGCAGGCGGGCGACATGGGAGACATTCATACCCGGCTCCATCGTCTGCTGGATAATGGCGATCTTCTCCTGAGGAGTTTTACGTTTACGGACTTCTTGCCCTAACAGGATCCCGGTCATCTCAAAATTGGCGTTAGTGTTAGACATATATTCAAGCCTATCTCTTATCTGGAGATACAGCTACTGTCCGGTGTTTCAGGGGGCTACATCATTTGAATTTAAAACATTAGAAAACGGACGAGCGATACCTGACAGTACTACTACCCGTTTAATTTGTCCTCATTGTAATGAAGAGATTGATGAACATACACGCCACCAAATGATCGACGGCGGTCGATGGATTGCTACTAATAAAGATGGTGAACCGGGTGTAGTAGGGTATCAAATCAGCCGTATGTATTCCCCACTTAATACAATTACTGAAATGGTTTCAAAGTTTGCTGATGCTCTTTATAACTTCAATCTACAAACATTTTATAATAATGAACTTGGATTACCATTTGAAGATGAATATCAGAAAGAACTAGGGAAGGTGCGAACAAGTCCCTGATATGAGATCATGTTTGTCATCTGGAGCCATGGAACAGGGTTCATTATGAGTCATCAACTTACCTTCGCCGACAGTGAATTCAGCAGTAAGCGCCGTCAGACCAGAAAAGAGATTTTCTTGTCCCGCATGGAGCAGATTCTGCCATGGCAAAACATGGTGGAAGTCATCGAGCCGTTTTACCCCAAGGCTGGTAATGGCCGGCGACCTTATCCGCTGGAAACCATGCTACGCATTCACTGCATGCAGCATTGGTACAACCTGAGCGATGGCGCGATGGAAGATGCTCTGTACGAAATCGCCTCCATGCGTCTGTTTGCCCGGTTATCCCTGGATAGCGCCTTGCCGGACCGCACCACCATCATGAATTTCCGCCACCTGCTGGAGCAGCATCAACTGGCCCGCCAATTGTTCAAGACCATCAATCGCTGGCTGGCCGAAGCAGGCGTCATGATGACTCAAGGCACCTTGGTCGATGCCACCATCATTGAGGCACCCAGCTCGACCAAGAACAAAGAGCAGCAACGCGATCCGGAGATGTATCAGACCAAGAAAGGCAATCAGTGGCACTTTGGCATGAAGGCCCACATTGGTGTCGATGCCAAGAGTGGCCTGACCCACAGCCTAGTCACCACCGCGGCCAACGAGCATGACCTCAATCAGCTGGGTAATCTGCTGCATGGAGAGGAGCAATTTGTCTCAGCCGATGCCGGCTACCAAGGGGCGCCACAGCGCGAGGAGCTGGCCGAGGTGGATGTGGACTGGCTGATCGCCGAGCGCCCCGGCAAGGTAAGAACCTTGAAACAGCATCCACGCAAGAACAAAACGGCCATCAACATCGAATACATGAAAGCCAGCATCCGGGCCAAGGTGGAGCACCCATTTCGCATCATCAAGCGACAGTTCGGCTTCGTGAAAGCCAGATACAAGGGGTTGCTGAAAAACGATAACCAACTGGCGATGTTATTCACGCTGGCCAACCTGTTTCGGGCGGACCAAATGATACGTCAGTGGGAGAGATCTCACTAAAAACTGGGGATAACGCCTTAAATGGCGAAGAAACGGTCTAAATAGGCTGATTCAAGGCATTTACGGGAGAAAAAATCGGCTCAAACATGAAGAAATGAAATGACTGAGTCAGCCGAGAAGAATTTCCCCGCTTATTCGCACCTTCCCTAGATATACTTCAATTGGAATCATTACGTGAAGATGAATTTAACCTACATAAAATACATGAAAGTACTTTAGGCATAACAATATCTGTAGACCAGCTGACCTGCTCCCCGTTGATTAGTACACCCCGATGTTAGTAATGTCTTCATAAGCCACATGAGGACATCCCCATGAAGAAGCGTTTTTCCGACGAACAGATCATCAGTATTCTCCGCGAAGCCGAAGCTGGGGTACCCGCCCGTGAACTCTGCCGCAAGCATGCCATTTCCGATGCCACGTTTTACACCTGGCGTAAGAAGTATGGCGGTATGGAGGTGCCTGAAGTTAAGCGCCTGAAGTCGCTTGAGGAAGAGAACGCCAGACTCAAGAAGCTGCTTGCCGAAGCCATGCTGGATAAAGAGGCGCTTCAGGTGGCTCTTGGGCGAAAGTACTGACGACAGACCAGAAGCGGGAAGCCGTGATGTTGATGTGTGATGCGACCGGTCTGTCGCAACGTCGTGCCTGCAGGCTTACAGGTTTATCCCTGTCGACCTGCCGCTATGAGGCTCACCGTCCGGCTGCTGATGCGCATTTATCAGGGCGCATCACTGAGCTGGCACTGGAGCGCAGGCGTTTTGGCTACCGTCGTATTTGGCAGTTGCTGCGCCGTGAAGGGCTTCATGTTAATCATAAGCGCGTGTACCGGCTTTATCACCTCAGTGGCCTGGGCGTAAAACGCAGAAGACGTCGTAAAGGGCTGGCAACAGAACGTCTGCCGCTGCTCCGTCCGGCGGCGCCCAATCTGACCTGGTCGATGGATTTCGTCATGGACGCACTTTCCACCGGTCGCAGGATCAAGTGTCTTACCTGCGTCGATGATTTCACAAAGGAATGCCTGACGGTCACTGTTGCCTTTGGGATTTCAGGCGTTCAGGTCACGCGTATTCTGGACAGCATTGCACTGTTTCGAGGCTATCCGGCGACGATAAGAACTGACCAGGGGCCGGAGTTCACTTGCCGTGCACTGGATCAATGGGCCTTTGAGCATGGTGTTGAGTTGCGCTTAATCCAGCCGGGCAAGCCAACGCAGAACGGATTTATTGAGAGCTTTAACGGACGATTTCGCGATGAATGTTTGAATGAGCACTGGTTCAGCGATATCGTTCATGCCAGGAAAATTATTAATGACTGGCGGCAGGATTATAACGAATGCCGCCCGCACTCCACGCTGAATTATCAGACACCGTCTGAATTTGCAGCGGGCTGGAGAAAGGGTCATTCTGAGAATGAAGATTCCGACGTTACTAACTGAGTGTTGTATCTAATCGTGGGGGCAGGTCATTCTGTACACTGTATTCCGCGACAATACAAAAGATACTGATGGACTACTTACACGTGTTTCAGAACTGGAAACTAAACAAGCAGTACAGGAAAGTAGTATGGTGCGTATTGAAGCTGATCAGAATAAGATGCGTGATGCTTTAACTAAACTTGAAAACCAGATCCATGATCTGGATGTGAAAATTGAAAAAATCATTACCATTCTTGAACAGAAACAATAAGAAGAAAGGCGATAGTACATAATGCTATCGCCTTTTTGTTATTTGTTGGTTAGTACTGCAATCATTGCATCAACACGATTAGGTGTTTGTTTATACCATAATGAATCTTTAGCCTGTCTGATGGCTTCCGGGTAATCTTTTGCTTTAAGGGCTACTAACATCTTTTTGAATTTCTGTACCCCGCCTAAACCTAACTGGAACATCATTATCACAAGAAAATCTTTCCACTCGTCAGGTAGCCAGATATTGAGTGTTTCGACGTTATGCACTGCAATTAGTATATCTTGGTCTAGTAGGCTTTCCGCTTGCTCAATAGTAATACCATCTGGATACTTTTCACCAACATGTAGTAAATGACCGTAGCCGATGGTTTCAAATTCTAGTGAATCTTTGTATGTCCAAAATTTGTTATCGTGAAAGTACTTCAATTTTGTTTGATAAGCGATAGTACCTTCATATTCTTTTAATCTGTCTTTTAGTTTACTCATTAATAAATACCTATAATAAATCTATATAGGGATATTTATTGTGAGAGTTAATAAAGCATGGGAGATGTTCGATATTAATATGTGGAATATGTCAGAAGTAACAGATGGGAATTACGTTTCGTTTATCTACATTATTCAGTTTCCAGAGACTGGCGAGTACTATTTCGGTAAGAAGCAAATCTATAAAAAAGTACGCGACATAAAGAATTTAAAGTCTACTTCAGTTGAATCGAACTGGCCTGATTATACCGGTAGTAGTAAGTGCGTTAATGAAATGATTGAAGCCGGAATGCCATACACTAAAAAGATTTTGTACTGTGTTAAATCTGACGCAGAGGCAACGATTTTAGAAACAGCATTGATTAGCTACTTTGGTTTACATCCCGACTGTTTAAATAAGGCAATAATGTGTAAGGCACGATTACCAAAAAACCGTTTGGATTTATTTAAAGTACTGCAATATTTAACTGATTTATTGGGTGTGAGGTAAATATATGACAAGAATAACGGGTATAGATAATGTCACGAACTATATAAAAACAACAGGAACGAAGTTAGGTAAACAGTTCCAAGATGAAATTATTAAGCGTTCAAGAGTATTATCTATGAAAGTACAGGCAGATATGAACAATGCCGTAGACAAAGGTGCAGTACCTTTCACTCAACGATCAATTCTATTCTTTTATAAAAAACGGGGTAGTGGGGTCACAGCTACAATCATGGTCAAAGATGTTCAGGCACAGTACTTATATGGTGTACTGGTTGAACAAAAGGCCATTGATAAATTTGTGCCTACTTCGAAAGCAAGACTAACGAAGCAGGGTAACATTAGTGGACTAAAGAAAAATTTGGCCTCTGGTCGTTACAAGATAGTCAAAGGTAAAAACGGAAAAGAACGATTAATAGATACTACTCAAAAGAAAAAACAAAAGCGTGTAATCGGCCTACGGGAAAGTAAACGCCGTAAACTAATTTATGATTTCTATCAGGAAGTGAATAATGGTGTGATGTTAGTCATGAGTGGTATACAGGGAACATTCAAGGTAACAAGATGAATTTTGATGAACATTATGGTGAACTAACCAGTGAGATTAAACTCGATGGTAATACACCAGAGGCTAATAGTATGCCAATTCATAAATGCTTTCTTGGTAATAAGTTCAAGAAGGTACTAAAGAGTAAACAGATTAATATCGAGCATTTTATGAATGTTTGCTATGAGAAAAAACAAAATATAACGGACGGTTCAGTACTTACATGGTCACTACAAGGTGACCAGATGGATGTGTACGTAATCGAACATAAAAAACTATTCGTTAAGGGAAAACACTTTTGGGTGTATTGCGTGGGGATCATTGAATGATTGGAATGATAATTGATTTAATCAAAACTGGAGTAGGTTTCTTCCAGAAGAAAGAACAAAGTAAGCAAGAGCTGGACGCACAGAACAGCCATGAACAGAACCAGATCACACTTGAAGAAACGCGTAAGGGCTTCACTTGGCGACAGGGCTTAGGATGGGTACTGACGTTCATCATTCTATGGAACTACGTCATTGTGCCAGTACTGGCCTTATGTGGTGTAGTACTCCCCATTGTTCCACTTGATGAAATATGGAAAGTACTGATAATCTTGATTGGTGGGAGCTAAACCTATTGGAGTACTTACATGATAAAGGTTCTTGTACCTTGTATTGTTATGCTGCTTTCTTTTTCTACTATGGCAAAATCTGTAACATATTCCTGTGAGCAAAAGTACACTGTTAATATTAATGCATCGGGCCATGCAGGTACTGTTAAAATCTATAAAGATGGTAAGCCAGTTGCAATAACTAGTTCTGATAAATTTTTTATTGATCTTGAATCACATGCTTACGATATGAATGGTGACACTGTATTCAATTATGCTGCATATAAAGGGTATGATCATACAATTGAAAGTATACCAGTTTCTGATTTTTATACACTAATAACTAAGAATAGTACCTTGGATTCACCTGCAAAAGTTGCAAAGCTAAAGGTAGTATTATCCAGTAATGCAATGGATAAAATTTTGAACTGCTCACTCGGATTAGACTTGTCTGGAATTGACTTTAATTAA